AGGACATTTACTCAGAACGCACTTCGGTAGAAACTGCAGAACAATTGGAGTTTGTACTCCACTAGGAGAACTTATGTTAGCATATTGTGATTACATCGCAAATCGTATCAAAACATCTCTCACAGGAGATGGAGACTTTGAAGGACTGATTGAGGAAGTCGGCCCTATTAAGTTTGACCTTGCGCCTGCTGGATGGATGAAGTCAACGAAAAAGACTTTGTTGATGTGGGATAAGAATGGTAAACGTTATCGTGTGACGGTTGAAGAAGATGAATGATGACGAACACGAATTAGGAAAGGCAATTATTGGAATTGCAATGCTTTCCTCAATACCTATCTTTTGGATATTGTGGCAGTTGTGTGAATATTTTTAATCACATCGGGGAAGTGTTACGGTAGCACGCCAGTCTCCAAAACTGGAAGCCGCAGTTCGACTCTGTGCGCCGATGCCAATATTTAAAAAGATCAAAAAAATCATAAAAATTTACTAAATAACCCTTATGAAATTCTTAAAAAACAAAAAACTTAAAAAGATTAATAAGTTTCTGAAGTGTGGTAGAATTGATAAAGTTATCAATCACTCTTTAAAGAGTGATAGCAAATCATTTCTTGACAAGAACCAAATTATCAAACAAAAACAAGTTACCAAAATGAATTGGGATGGAAAATAATGGCAAAGACAATCAAAGTTAGTGGGAAGGTAAGAAAAACTGCAAAGATGAGTTCGCATGGTTCATATCGTGCAAAACGTAAACCAAACTCACCTTTGGTGCTTGCCAAGAAACGAATGGAAGCAGCATCTCAGTCTGGGAAAACCTCTGCGTAAAGATTTATAGGGCCTATAGCTTAGTGGTTAAAGCCGTGCGCTCATAACGCATTGACCGTAGGTTCAAATCCTACTGGGCCCACCAAAAAAATCAAATTTTTTCATCAAAAGGCTTGACATTTGTGATGAAAAGGGTTATATTATACATGTAAGTTAGTTATGAAAGAGTGTGAATGATAGCAACAAAAGAAAAAACAATATTAGTTGACTGTGATGGTGTTCTCCTTGATTGGGAGTACGCCTTTGACTGTTGGATGACTCGTCACGGTTATGAAGCCGTCTGTGAAGGCGAGTACAAAATGAATTTAAAGTACGGTTTGACTAAGAATGAAGCAAATCGTCTTTGTCGGATGTTCAATGAAAGTGCTTGGATTCGAAAGTTGCCTCCTCTTCGGGACGCAATCAAATATGTGAAAAAACTTCACGAAGAACATGGATACATTTTCCATGCGATTACTAGTTTAAGTAACGACCAGTATGCACAACATCTACGGACTAAAAACCTTCGGGAGTTGTTTGGAGATAGTGTCTTTGAACGGTATGTTTATTTGGATACTGGTGCAGACAAAGATGAAGCACTTCTAGAGTATGCTGGTACAGATTGTTTCTGGGTTGAAGACAAACCTGAGAACGCAGATGTCGGACTTCGGGTTGGATTGGAAAGTCTTCTGATTGCCCATGACCACAATGTCGGTTACAACGGAAACGCTCTTCGGGTTCAAAACTGGAAAGAAATTTACGGTTTGATTACTGGTTAATTAAACAGCAATAGTACTACCTTGGGTAATATTTGTGATAGTTTTCTTGCTTTTGATGCAGGCATTAGATAAGATCTTTTTCTCTTAGTTTCTCTCTATTTATGAGATGTAACTCTACCAACTCTTCTTTACTCTGTCCTTTATATGGGACTGCATGATGGTTGTCTAGCATCAGTGAAGTAATAGTTCTTTTTGAAAAGTTATTTTTAGAATCTTTATATTCGATTTCAAAATCTCCAAGAATTCTTCCAAACTTTCCTGTTTTGTCTTTTTGTGTTTTGATCGTTTGAATAGAACCAATCGGAAGTAATTCTTTTAGGTATGCTTTTGCAGCAAGTCCAAACTGTTTTTCTACTTTATCTCTTGTTCTAGATTCTGGAGTGTCGATTCCCATGATTCGAACTCTTTCTCTGTGCATCCAAATTCCAAAGCCTAAGTCAATGTCTACATCCACTGTATCTCCATCAACAATTCTTAAAATTTTACAACTATATTCATATGCCATTTTTTTACCTTATTTAACTAATTGCCATTTTAAACCTTTAATATGAGAATATCGTTTCTATTATTTATATAAATATAATTATAACTTTTTTAAAACGGAGAATTTGATGTTTCTTTCAATATTGCTTCTTATGGTTGCAATAGCAATATCAACGGTCGCTGCTTATTATTCTATTATTGGTTTAGTTACAATATTTGCAGCTGCGGTATTGCCTACTGCAATCATGGCTTCTGTTCTAGAAGTCGCAAAAGTATTAACTGCTGCATGGTTAGCTGAGAACTGGAAAAAAGTTAATTTTTTTCTAAAAAGTTACTTGACTTTTGCCGTAATTGTGTTAATGTTAATAACCAGTTTGGGTATCTTCGGGTTTCTTTCAAAGGCTCACATTCAACAAACCTCTAATGCAAAAGAGAACGTTGCACAGATAGAAACTGTAATTACTAAGATTGAGAACAATGATAATATCATTGCAGATTCTCAGGCAGAAATTACAAAGATTGAAAACTCTGTCTCTGTAAGAAACGATGAAATAAATGCAGAGATTAAAAGAGAAGAGGATAGAGTCAGACAGGCGGTTGCTGATTATCAGTTGCTTGTTGATGAACAAAATGAAATTATAAATGGTGCAAGAAAGAACTTAGATTTATTAGAAAAATATCTTGCAGAAAATGATGTAGTTGCTATGCAATCTCTTGTAGGGACAAATCCAGATGGAAAGTATGGCCGTGCGACTGCAAAAAAAGTAGATGAGTTTAGAACACAAGAAGAAGAACGTGTTGGTGAATTGATTGCTTCTGCTAGAAAAAGAGTCAATGAATTAAGAGACAACCAAAGAGAAGAAAGAAATAAAAGTACAGAGTTAATTAATAGGTTGAAGTCGCAGATTGGTGTTCTAGAATTATCTGTATCTCAACTTTCACAAATAGAAATCTTAAAAAATAAGATTAGAACTTCTACTGAAGAAACTCAAGTATTAAATGAAGAAAAAATTGAACTGGAAAAGAGTTATAGAGAGTTGGAGGCAGAAGTTGGCCCAATCCGTTATGTTGCAGAGGTCGCATATGATGATGTAAATGAAACAGTTTTAGAAGACGCTGTTAGATTTGTTATTTTGTGTTTAATATTCGTTTTTGACCCTCTTGCTGTTTTATTGGTTATTGCAAGTTCTCAAAGTATACGATATTATAGAAGATTAAAAAAGGGCGAAAATATAACGCATCTTTCAGAAGAAGAATTTAAAGAATCAGAAGTCGATATGAAAATCGATTTTAAAAAAAAACCGACCGCCCACGATACAATTGAGAACTGGTCAAGAGAAAAACTTAAAGACCACGAGAATTTAGAATAGGAGAATTCATGTTAAACATAGTAAAATTGGTGAGTTATACTCAACCCAATGATGATTTTGAAGTCAAGTTAGAAAATATAACCGACTTGATTGCTTATGCTGCAAAAGTATCAAACCCTGCGAATCAGTCAAATAAAAAAACTAATAGTAGATTGATTTCTTATCTTATCAAACACAAACATTGGAGTCCATTTGAGATGGTTGATGTTTGTTTGGAAATTGAAACTACTAGAGACATTGCCCATCAAATGGTGAGACACCGTAGTTTTTCATTTCAAGAATTTTCACAAAGGTATGCAAATCCCAAAGAAATGGGAGACATGTTTGTAAAGAGAGAATGTAGATTGCAAGATCATGAAAACAGACAAAACTCTATTGAGATTGAAACTGACCCAAGTCTTGTGCAAAATATCAGCCATCAGGAATTAATTGCAGAATGGAATAGAAGACAATCTGGTGTTATTGAAACTGCACGAAAGGCATATGACTGGGCGATTGAAAATGGTATCGCAAAAGAACAGGCAAGAGCTCTACTTCCAGAAGGCCTTACAAAAACCAGACTGTATATGAAGGGAAGTATTCGTAGCTGGATTCATTATATCGAACTCCGTGGTGCAAACGGAACTCAAAAAGAACATATGCAAATTGCACATCAATGTGCGAAAGTGATTTCTGAAGTGTTTCCACTTGCAGAAAGGTATTTGCCAAAAAAATAGGGGATTAAATCCCCTATTTTTTATCTTCTAATTGTAGTATTAGTAACTATATGCCTCGCCTTCGCCTTCCCAATTTGGATCTTCATGTGGGGGCATTTCTGGTTCCTCCTCAATTACCACAGCTAAATCCAGTTTAGATACATTGTCAAATTCTTTTACTAATGTCCATCTTTCAGCACTAGTATGAGGTTGGGCATTAGTAAGAACAATTGGTTCGTTCACTTCATCATTATTTGGATTTAGAATTAGAATCATTCCACTAATACATTCGCCTGCAAGTTTCCTTAGAAACTCTCCTTCTGCGAGTTCTGTTTTGTAAATATAAACTTTGGCCATATCTGTTGGGAGATTGCCCCCTACAAAATTTGTCCATTCTTCTGCTGTTGCCATTTTTTATCTCCTATTGTATTAAAATTTCGTAACTATCGTCTTGTGTTGGGCCGGTTCCTGTGGTTGTTGATGCTCCAGTACCTTCTCCAAATGAACTTGATGCATGTGTAAAACCAGTGAATGGAATTGCAGAACTCACTTTTACAATAGTAAACTGTAATTGTCCAGTAAACGAAGGTTCTTGTGTTAAAGTATTATTTTCTATTTCTATTATTGCATAACTATTAAAATTCAAATTCGACTGAGAACTGGTTTTAATTTGATAACCAGTTAACTGTCCTGTATATTCTACTAAAGAAGAATCCAGAACATTATTACTATTTGCCTCTAATCCACCAAAATTTTCATCTGCAGTCCAATTTATTTGACTACTAGTTTTTTCTAGTAAGTATGTGACTTCTCCATTATACTCTACCGCAGAAGAATCATATGATTCCATCTGAGTATCAAATGTATATCCTGTAACTGCAGTAATTACAGGGTCATCTGCATATGTAATATTAGGTATGGTATCTGTTAACGTTGCCATTTATACGACTCTTTATTTTGGCATCCACATTACAACCTGGCCACCTTCATTGAGTGGAATACACCAGTGATCTGTGTCAGTACCACCTGTCTGGAAATATCCACCAGCGTCAACAGGAATTGATGCAGCATCCAAGAATGCAATGAAGTTGTCTGAAAATCCCATAGACAACTTCAAACCAGCAATTTTACCCATTACTGAGAATTTAATATTTGTACCAGCATAGGACTGTGTATTGAATGCGGAATAAAGAGTATAATTAGTGTTTGTGTAGTTACCTGTTTGCCAGCTCAATCCTGTGGAAATATTAGTACCGGCCATTTTTCCTGTAGAACCCACACTAACAGATGGTTCGTATATTACAAATCCATCATCTTGACTGTCAAGAGATTTACCTCCAAATTCCGACAACCAACCCTTTGCACCAGCCCAAGTATAATCCAATCCATTAAAGAAGTGTGAATTGAAAGCTTTACCTACGCCATTCAGATAGGTCGATGAGTTCTGAGTCCCTGAAGTTGTACCATAAGAACTCAGACAATATGCCATTGGGCCTTGGTGGCCAACCCATCCTAACCATCCCATATGCAATCTAGTTGGAGATTGAGTATTCCAACCACCAATATATGAGTTGTTCCATGCCTCTGGGGTTCCTTCAATACCTCTACCAGCACTTCTACCAGTCGAACCATTTGTATGTGTCGGATATTCAGTTAGAACAAATTGTGGTCTTGAATATCCTCTTTGGTTGATTTGGTACGAAAAGTTGTTTTGGGTTGTAGACATATTTCCTTCGTCCATCGACTTTGCACCACCATAGGTGTTACTGTTCCAACCATCGACTCTATAATAACTATAAGAATATCCATTTGTCAACTGACAGATTAGTGGTGAGTTTCCTCTGTTTGCACCAGCATGGTCGCAAAGTTCTCTTCCGTTAAATGAGATTCCATTGTGGATATATTGTCCTGCACTCGGCATGTTTTCACCAAATGATTTGTTGTATTCTCCAAAGAAGAAAACATTTGTTCCGTCATTAACCTGTGCGGCATTTGTAAATACTATTGATGTTGCGTAAGGACTGTTAAACAACCAAATGGTTCCAGCTGCAGTATATCCAATCATTGTATCTACATATGGGCCTCCAGCATCATTTTTCCACCAACTACTTTCGGTTCCATGAGGAAGTCTGATTGGGTTAGAATATCCTGTTGCGGATGCTGCATCTGTCCAATCTGCTGCATAATTGAATTGCAATCTGTAGTTTGCACCACCGTTTGCTGTTCCACCTTGTGAGATTGTGATACCAAGATATTGATAGTTTCCAGAAGTTGCATTGTCTGCAGTTGGTCTTCTAATAACTCTAGTACAGTTATCATCTGTACCTAGAACGAGTCCTGCTCCTGCTGTATCAAATCTTGTCCATCCCATTGTGATGAGGGTTTCTGTAATATCAACAAGAAATGTTTTCGCATCTGCTGCAGCCGTAGATGCTCCGTATGATAGATATTTACAATTGGTACTTAAATTACCACCATTGATAGTGACTGCCATGGTTTTCTCCTATGTTAATTCGGTTGTTCGATTCTATACTTATTTATATTTATAATAGCTTCACCAAAATTGATTATGACCTTTCAAAAATGGTCTGTTTGGTGTATAAAAGTCTGCATTGATGCAAATTCTTGTATTATCTCCTGTATGTTCTGCTGGAACATGATATAACCAAGACGGAAAAAGATAGAGTTTATCTTCTTGCACTTTTATAGATATTTCTTCTTCGGCAAATTTAAATTTTATTTCTCCACCATCTTCTGGTATATTTATATAGAATGTTGAAGAAACGGAATGCCCTTTCCTTTGATGATGGTGCCAGAAATTATAACTTTTCTTTTCTGTTTGTACATATATATACACTTCTGGTTCCCATTGAAAATCTATTACTTTACGGCGTTCTGCAGATTCTATGCCGTATCCTTCAAGACAACATAAAATCTGTTTTATAGTTTGGTGATATAATGGAGTGATTTTTTCTAAAAAAATGGGGTTATTATAAGGAGTGTTAAAACCCATATTATCTACAATTTGTTGATCTATTACGGAATTATATCTTTGAACAATTTCGTCTTCAAAGTTTTCTTTAATCATATTCGAATATGGGAAATCTATTTCTATAACATTTACATAACCACTCCCAGAATAATGATGGTGTCCTCTCAATGGAAAACTATTATTTGCATTACCAATAAACACACCATCATCTAAAGATGTGGTATCAAATTTTTTAATTTTCACTATTTTATCCTTTATACATAATCAACTTTTACTGTTAAATTTTCTCCCGAACCACTATCTACATCTAAGGTTAGTGTATCTGTAGTTAAAATTGAATTTGTTGTGAAATTTGCTGTGACTGTATTTTGTCCAGTTGGAATTGTAAACTGTTGCAATTCACTTCCATTTTTATTTATTGAAAAAATTACGGCAGCATTTACTGATTGTTCTATTGTCGCAGTTAATGTTTGTAATGAAACAGTTCTATCTGGACTGAATGTTTTTGTTCCAGTCAAAGGTGCGACAAAGTTTCCTGCTCGTAACATATAAAATGTGGTGTTTGCATTTGAATTTACCCAAGACGTTCCATCCCATACATAAAGTGCTTTGGTTGCGGTAACAAATCCAAGATCACCTTGAGTATTATCTGTTGTTGGTAAATCTGCTAAAAGTGCATATGTTGTGACTCCTGCCCCACCAGAACCAGTTGCACTACCATCTGCGACTGCAGTGATCCATTGAGAACCATCCCAAATATACAACTTACTTGTATCTTGTGCAAATGCAATGTCTCCATTAGTATTTCCAACAAGAGGTAGATATGATTCTAGTGAATAAATTTCTACAGATGCAACTAAAGATGTTCCATCTGGTGCAACTAATGTTGCAGTACCAGCAACTTCTTTAATCTTGTTTTTAAATGCTGGAGTGTTTTCTACATATGTTGATAAGTCTTGTGGTACAAATTTAGAGGTTGTTGCATCATATACCAGACACATTTGTGATGTAAGAGTTGGAATTGGACGAATTTCTATTTTTTGAGCATGTTTTTCTTGCGAGTGTTGTCCATAAATGATGTAGTTTCCATTTTCATTCTGTTCTACTGTCAAATCCTTTACACGAATTGTTCCTCTCATGTTTGCGTGATTTCCACACTGATAATATAATTCGTCTGGTGCATTTAAAGGAACAGTAAATGTGATTGTGCCGTTATCAGCTCTAGAGTTTGTAACACCACTTGTCCATTCACCAATATAATCTCCTGCAACAAATCCAGTACCGTTATCAGTAGTAAAATAGAATGGATGTCCTACAGCATTAATATCTACAGTATATGTACCACCACGATAGAATGGGCCAATCTCTGGATTATTACCACTTGCAGTTCCACTAAACACATATGCCCCAGTTACTGCTGTTACTGTGTAAGAAACCGATGGTGCAGTAAGAGTTGGTAATGTAATTGAAGATGGAACAGAAACAGCAAGTCTTTGAACACTAGTTGTGTTGCCACTGTTAATGTCTGGATGGGAATGATTGACTGTCGAAGAGGTCGCCCAAGAAACTAAATTATCATCTCCTGCACCTTCAATCCATTTCAACTTAAACTGATGTGCCTGTGTCATTGACCCATATTGAGTATTTGCAAAGTTATTGATTTGATATGTACCTTGCATGTATAGCGGAACACTTGTTTGAGTTTGATTTGTAATTGTTGTTCTTGCGTATGGTAGTGCAGATTGTGTCCAAGTCCATTGCCATGCAGTTCCATGTCCTGCAGTTGGGTCTGCAACTTGAATTTCTAGTGTTTCTGGTTGTACATCAGTATCAACATTTGCTAAATCGTCTATATTCCTTGGAATTGCATCCGTACCTACTTTAGAACCAGATGGTAGAACAACATTTCCTTCTGCATCAATCGAAATTTCAGTACCACCAATGTTTAGTGTGTTTCCACTGATGTAAAGATCACGAAATCTATTCGATACACTACCTAAATCATATGCCTCGTTAGTATCTGGAATTAAATCACCAGTAACAGAAGTAATATTTGTTACTGTGATATTTGTTGGATTTCTAAGTTGTTTTACTGCAGAAGAAATTCTAATCAATTCGTCAGTAGTTGCAGTTGAAATAAGTGTGTTTGCTCTGGAGTTTACTGCATTTTCAATATCGGCATCTTCAGATAAACCTATACCCTTTGCAGAACGAGCAAGATCCAACAAACCACTTGCAGTTGCAGTTGGAATTGCACTTAGTAATTCTGTTTTTAGTGATGCAATTGATGTGTTTAAGTTATTATCTGCCATTTATAGAATCCTATTTTTAATAATTTGACCAGTTTTGTTGATCTACTGGAGTTGGAGCTCCACCACCACCACCACCAGAAGCTGCAGGAATAAAACTTACTGCAGAAGTACTAACTGGAATTATAATATTTGCAGCAGTAACCATAGTTGGTTCTGCAGCAAGTTTAAATGATACTGCAGAAGTACTAACTGGAATTATAATATTTGCAGCAGTAACCATAGTTGGTTCTGCAGCAAGTTTAAATAATACTGCTGATGGAGAAATTAACGCCATTAGACACCAACATTATTAGTTGGAAATGCCCAACATGTTGGTTGATATGCGTTGTTTGTAGCGCTATTCATATAACTCGAACTTCTGTGTCCTCTAAAAATGACATACTCCGTTGTATCTGCTGTTTGTAAAGTATCTCCAATATATCCAACCGAATCTGCAGTTCTGTAAGTATTCAACATCACAGAATGATATCTTGTATCAACATCTGGATTTGTATCATTGTATGCATACCCTGCCCAGTTCATTGGAAACCATTGACAAGGAATTAGTGGGGGTTGTTGTCCAGCAGAAGTTGGTGTTTCTGGAATTCTTGCGGCAGGCGAAGGAACCATTGTACAAAAGTTCTCATAATTTTGTGAAGATTCCGCTGTTCTGAACATATACATATTGTATGAACTTCCGTAAGTACTATCCATTTGTGTGTTGAAAAATGTACCATTTGGTTTCCATGCCTCAAATCTGCCAATTACGAAACCATTGTTACTCCAATTCGTTTCGGTATGATAGTTGTCTGTTGGGTTTTCTGAACCACATTCCATCCAACAGCCAGGATAATAATTACTATTTTGACTAAGAGCATCTACATCGTAGTCATTTTTAACAAAATCTGACCAGACAGTTAACTTATATTTTTGGTTTGTTGGATCTGCTGTTGTTGTATCTATTGATTGAAACGCCAGTGTTGTATCATTTACAATGAGATGATATTCTCTATTGGTGGTGTGCGTTATACTCAGCTGGCTCATTCCGGCAACAGTGGCGGTTGACCCTAATGGACTCTGAAGTCCATCCCTTGAGTATGCAGTAAATCCACCATGTCCAGAAGAACCCAATATTTTTAATTGGCATTCTACATCAAAAGTTGTTCCATCATATTGAACATGTTTTTTAGTTACTGCAAAATAATCGTCTTGTCCTTGCGTAGTAAATGCGGTTGAATAATCTGTACCAATCACAGGTGTATGATAAGTACCAGTAGTTGGCCCTGTTCCAGTGATAGATGATCCCGATCCAGCACCAACACACTGTCCAATGGTTGTGATTTGTCCTGTAATGAGTCTCATCAAATCCCATGCAGTGTCCTGTGCAGTACTATTGATGACATATTTGATGTACATTTGTTATCTCCTAATTTTTAACTATTTATATGTTATTTCTACTGTTAAATTTTCTCCAGCAACCGTAGACCCAACTGAAACAATATCAATAGTTAAGAAATCGTCTTCTGACATAGAAGAGATTATTGGAGATGTATCAGATATCAGTGTAGTTCCATTTGCAACAGTCAATTGTTGGTTTGTGGTGACTCCTGAACTTGTTTTGTTTATTTGTATGACTACTCCAGCTCCTGTTGGTGCAGTGTCTACTCTTGATTTAATTTTACTAATTGTAATATTTTTTGGTGCATACCATCTTTTAGTACCAGTATATGCACTTAATGTTCCTGTGTGAGTTAAGGCAACAACATTGGTAATATTCGCTATTGAGTTAGTAACTGTTGTGGAGAAGTTGGCATCATCTCCAAGTGCTGCTGCAAGTTCATTGAGAGTATCTAATGCGCCCGGCGCTGCATCTACTAAATTATTTACTTGAGTTGTAACATATGCTTCAGTTGCAAATGCCTCTGCACTGCCCCCACCACTAACTGGTGTAACCTGTAATGAACCGTTATTATCTGAAATTTCGACAGAACCAAGTGTGATACTATTGCCACTAAGATATAAATCTCTAAATTTATTTGTCGCAGATCCTAAGTCATATACTTCATTTGTGTCTGGAATGATGTGTCCAGAAACATCGCCAAGTTTTGTTTGAACTTTTGCATCCGTATAATAAAGATTTGATGTTCCCTCTACAATATCATCAGATGTTGTTGATGGGGATATTGCCCCTGCAGTCGTATTTCTAAGTTGTTTTATGGCATTTGATAACTTCACCATATCATTTGTAGACGCATTTGATGATAAAGTGTTTGCTCTAGAGTTGATTGCAGTTTCTATTGATGTATCTTCGGTAAGTCCAATAGATTTTGCCGCTCTTGCAAGAGAAACTAATCCATCAACAGTTGCAGTCGGGGCGTCATTCAGTATTTTTGTACGAATTGCACTTATTGATGTCGATAGATTTGTATCTGCCATCCTAATTAACCTTTGTGATTATGTTTCTTCTATTTATATGTTTTTTATTGTCATTTCCGTTTCCATTAATAAATGTATGTGATCCGATCCTAGGCCGTATGCTTAGGTTTAATCCTTTTACAAATATATTTATTGGGGAAATAGGTAAACAATGGCTACCAATTTGATATAGCCGGTTTACTTACAATGCAACTGTGACATTAGGCAGGGTTGTCAACCAATATTATGTCGAATGAAGATGATATAATCGTACTTGTATCTGCAGCTGCCACTACTTCAATATCAGTTTTTTCTGGAAATCTAAGCGGGGTTGAATAATTTTGAGTATGATATCCACCCACTAAATCTACAATATCTTTTGTTCTAAATGGAGTATCACCGTCAAGTTCTCTTGAATTCAAAAGCACAGTAGCTTTATTGTTCATTGGAGCACAACCAACATTCCAAGTTGTAAGATAACCAGTTTTTCCAGCAGGAATTGTATAAAGAGAAAGTTGTGTTTGGCCTAAACCAAATGTTGTTCCAGATCCAATAGTTCCAATATCTGCTAGAACTGTACCTGTGCCGCCTGCACCAGTAGAAATTAAAACATTCCCTTCGTTTGTAGTGGTAACCCCAGCAGTGGCAACGAAGGCACGATAAACTCTTAAAAACTCTAAAGTTGTTGCCGCTCCACCTACCGTAACTGTTTCTTCTATTTCATTAAAGTTGTTATCTAATCCCAGAATTGTTATGGTTCTCGCACCGTCTCCACTTGCTGAATCTTCTGAGTCAGCACTATATGCATATAAGGTACTTGCTGACCCAACATCAAGGTATTGATATTTGCCACCATGCATCCAAACAGTTTCTGGAGCGTTCCCTACATTTGGATTTCTACCAAATTTATGAATTGCTGCGTATCCATCAACATCGCCGTTTGCGATAGGAATATTAGACGCAACTCCAAATGAGTTAATAATGTTACCGTCTTTATCCGCAAGGTTAAACGCTTCAAATAATGTGTTATTGCGTGATAAATATGCTTGTGATAGTTTATTCCATATAGCCATTTAGTCCTCCTATAACTGGAACATAAGTGTCTATATAACCATTTATGTTTCTTATATTTATGATTTTTTTATTGTCATTGGATTTGACGGCCACCTTGAACTTGGGCGTTTAGACGGATCAATCCATTCTCGGAAAATGCCCATGAATTGAAGTTTCCTTGGTCGCAAGTAACCTGTACTTGGAAATCAAAATAACCCAATTCGCCCCAATCCTCTGGCATTCTGGGAAGTCTACCAAAAGTGTCCATTTGGGCCACAACTGAAGTATTACCTGATGCAGAATCATTTGGGTCTGCCTGCGCCATCCATCCAAATGTCAATCGTCCTGATCCAGTATTGGGCACTTGATAGAAATGGTTGGATTGATATGGCCCCTGTACGTCTAAAACTGGAGTTGGGCCAAATGCATACATATGCCCCGTATTTACATCACCACTTGCCGCCTGATTTTGTACACGATATCTTGCCTGTACAGAGGTGATACCTGTCAATCCTGTATAGTTGATATATGTTTTGGTAGGGATTGCCATTGCTCCACTATCCCCCCATGCCTTTGTGACAATTATTCTTTCGTTTGTTGAATCGTGTGTAAATCCTAGATAACACCATGCCTCAACAAATCCAATTGTGTTGGCATAGGCATGAACAGTGTTCCAATCAGAAATATCAAATCTTGGATCAAAACTAACTGGGTCTGGTGGTGTTAATGAAGTATCATTGATAATGAATGTATCAGATGCAACTTGGGTGGGTATTGTGGGCCCAGCAGATGTGCCAATTCGAATGACCGCATTCTCATCACCTTCTGTCAACGAGTCGGCGGTAGGCACAACCGTAAATGAACCTGAGTTGTTTGTAATACTAAAAGAACCAGAGTTTGTCATGAATTGCGTTGATGGACTTACAGCCCAATATAATGTTGTTCCGTTTGGAACATCAGTTGTGGTAACAGTTATCGTACCAGAAGAACCTTCATCTATAGAATCTGGTGCTGTTACTGTATAATTTGCTAGTGAAGTCGAAGTATCATTGATAGCAAATGCATCAGTCGCCACAATTGTACCTGTTACACTTCCAGTTCTAATTTCAACTGTTCCTTGTTCAGTACCTTCAGTAGTTGCATCTTCGGTTGCGGAAATATCAAAACTTGCTGTGTTATTATTAATTGTAAATGAACCGTTTTCTGGAGAAAGGTCTTCTGAAGGACTCACAGTAAACCACAAAGTTGTATTGTTTGGAACAAGTGTCGTATTAACTACAAATGTTCTAGTGTCTCCTTCATTGATAGATGCTGGACTCGAAATTGTGTAGGTAGGAACATCTACATCAGAAATTGAAACCGTATCCGCTGTCTCTGATAATGCTCTAGTTATAGTGTTGGTTCCATCAGTAAAGGTGACATTCCCACTTATAGTTGCAATTAATGTTTCGATTCCTTCGCTCAATCCATCATCTTCGAATGTAATACTGACATAAACGGTGTCGGAATTGATAGTAATAGTACTTGGAACTGGCTCATCTATTTGTATTGCTGCTGGATAATCTGCACTGGAAGAGGTTCCCACAAGCGAAAGATTAAATACTGTGCCGTCTGGTACATTGGATGTTTTTAATGTAAATGTTACAGTCTGTCCCTCTGATATACTTGTTGAGTTTGGAGAAAAACTATCTATACTTGGTTCTGGTGCAGGATCTGCCGGCGGGGGTGGTGGTTCCGCTGGCGCAGGAAGTTCTATTATTGCCTTCCTTAGCCACGCAACTTTACTTGAGTTATAGACCCAAGTTCTACTTCCTATAGTATGTTCATCATCATTAGAAGGTGCAGAAGGAAAGTTCGTCATTTATTTATCCTTAATAGATATAATACCATGCAACAGGATCAGACGCACTGAATCCAATGATTGTAAATAAACCATTTGCATCTGCCGTTAGTGTTTGTGATCTGTTAGAAAAAGTGGGAGACCATGCAACAACTGTGCGTCCTGCAGCAGCTGCAACTGTCACTGTTGAATTACTCCCATCTGATGGAGTAGTCGTAGAACCAATTCCTGTTATTCCTCCACTACTCAAAAGTCCAGATGCGTCACTTAGTTGATTGATATCTGAAATATTTACTTGCGTCCATGTGTTTGAATTATTTCTTACATAGAATTCGCCACCACCAGTGTCCATCCAGAAATCTCCAGTAGAAGGACTTGCTGGTGCAGATGTTCCGACTGTTGACCTAACCGCATCCGTAGCGTCTAGTTTAAGTGCAAGTGCATCTATAATTGTATCGTAAACTGATGCGTCATCATTGATTGCAGCTGCAAGTTCGTTTAATGTATCCAATGCTTCTGGTGCGCCATCTACTAGTGCTGCAATTGCACTAGATACATGAGAATGGGTTGCGATAGGATCATTGTTGATAGTTACAGAATCTGCATCTGGTACAAAAAATTCAACTTTACTTCCCTCTGAACTTGCATTGATTAATAACTCGCCACCAAATTCACTAATTGATGCACCCTCATTAAAAATTAACTCGTTTTGTACAGTTAAATTATTAGAGATGGTTGCATTATTTGCAATACTTAAATCATTTGTTCCTATAATGTCACCATTTTCATCTACTCTAAAGATTGCATCCTCTTTGCTAAGAGATACATCAGTATTATAGTTATTGAATACTGCGAAATAATTATCTGCTTCGTTATTGTTAGTATCTAAAAACATACAAATGGATTGGACAGAACTAAATGCAAGATTGTTGGTTCTATCAGATGGAGTATCGTAATCCATGAAAATTTTATTTGGATATGTTTCTGATAGTGTATAGTCTAGAGTTACATTTCTCCAAACTTTTTGTAGATTTTCTGTTTCATAATACTGAAGAATGTCATCTGTTTGAGCACCGAATGTGTCAAAATCTTCTAATTGATTTGATGTAATTTTCACAAAATTTGCTCCTACTGTCATTTTTAGTGGCACCGCAACTGCAGTTACTCCATATGTTTCTTTTAAATGTAGAACTTCAGCATTTGCTGCGTTCATATTTTCTGTGACTTTGATAAAACTCCAATCTAGTTGATTGCCTCCAAACGCAGTCTCCAATCTTCGCATCATCATATCAATTGGAAAGACAACTGCAACATTTGCATCAAAGTTTTCTACTTCTTCCGCAGCGGTTGCCAGAACATCATAATAACGATAGTCAGAACTTTCAGCAATGGTGACATCTCTTGTTCTAGATATTGTAGTATCAGGATTATCAACATCCATCCTATATACATTATAACCTTGATACTGAGAAACTAATTGTTTTCTTGTATATGTAGAATTTGAAGTGGTTGTATGAGTAGTTGCACTTGGTGTGTTTTGACTAGTTATAATATTACTATTTTCAATTATTCCCCAACTACCTACAGTACCATCAGTTAACCCCCCAAACGGCCTTGATGTTGTAATAATAGTTTGATTGTTCCAATCATCAAAAATACTGTATGTCATATTTGCAGGGCGAGAACCAATTCCTTGCATCCAAAACTGGTGGAGTATTTGGTCTGTTGTGCCTGTAATTGCAGTTGGAGTTGTTGTATAATTCCATAAAGTATCCCCAACTCTTCCGTCTACGACAATTCCTGTAAATTGGGCGGTTCCTGCATAATTAATTAATGATTTTACTTTTCTTCCAGCCAGTACTGAAGGTGAAATAATAGTATCACCAACTGCTAGTCCATCATTTATCATATCATCAAATTCTGAGTTTGACATCATTAAAACATAATCTGGAGACCATAGACTCACATTTCCATTGGTATCATATGTCCATGATGAATCGACTGTAGAGTAACTTCCAGTACCAAATGAACTATATTGAGTTGTAATTCCAGATGTAATGGTTTGTATTCCAGTAAATCCATTTGTGGTGGTTCCTTGTTCTGCACTTGCGGTTGCTTCTACCCATCCAGAAATTAAAGAACCAGTTGCAGGACTGCCGGTTAATAGATTTTGAAAGTCTTCTCCATATACAGTAACATTATCTGTAATAGTACTCGTTGTAAATACATTATATGATGAAGAGTCGATCACATCTCCCGCCTCATACTTATTACCATTTAATAGAGATAGTGTTGGTACTCTAGAACCAAAATCATAATTTCTTAATATTACAACACCATCTACTATCAAAGACCATGTTCCTTTTAAAGAACTTGCATTGACTGTTAATGTCGGAACTTGTGCATTGACTGCTCCATCAATATCTGAACTTTCTAAGTGATTAATCCAAACTGTTTGAAAGCTACTTGGATTTACATAATTCGTATAGTTTGTCGCCATTTTTCGCCCAATGTTAAAAGTTTTTTTACTATTTATATTGACAAAAATGATGAATGGTGTTAGTATAGTCAAAAATGGAGTTGCCAATGACATATGAACAATTAATGGACAGACGTATAGAAAACGTGGCTAGAATAGTTGAAAAATTTGAAAATAATAAATCTAGTTGGGTATATCAATATTGGACTCAAGTACTTGAGTATTTAATAAGGAATCGCCCGAAGACACTTCATTGAGGTAAAAAAATGAACAAACCTAGACTTACAGACCCAGAGATTGAAATGTTGGTAATTTTAATCGAAGAGTGTTCGGAGTTGCAGAAAGTTGCGTCTAAAATAATCAGATTTGGAAGGGACTCTGAAAAAACAAAACAGTTAGCAGAAGAGATAGGTGATATTCAATGTATGATCGATTTTTTGCACGAATTTGACTTAGTTTCTTTCAGTGAGATTGATGAAAGAGTTCAGAGAAAGAAAGAAAAACTTAGAGAATATTCAAATATATTCTTGACATAAGTATAAAAGAATGGTATATTATGGTTATTGAAAATTTGGAGATTACTTTATGGTTGAATTACCTTTATATTGGATTTTAGTATTTTTAATGTCTGGCCCCACTGGCGAAGTAACAATCTTCGACCAAGAATTATTCAAAACCGAACAGAGATGTGAGGAAGCAAAATCTTTTATTGTTTCCAATCTTGGGGAGCCTTTGAACTATAAAGTACTATGTTTTAAAACTGATAGACCTTTTGGAGATTAATAATGGCAAATCATGTAAACTGGAGCATCAACTTTGACTCGATCAACGATGCAGCAAAAGAAAAATTAAAAGAAATTCTAGAACGTGTTCGAACAGATACACCTCACCAATGGTTGGGAGATATTTTTGTAGACCCTAAAGGTTCTACAACATATGAAGAAACAGAACAGTATAGTTGGACTACTGAACATGTCGGGCCCAAATGGAGTTATATCGAAGACATGGATGCAGATGCTGGATATTTAAATGGACAGTCTGCATGGAGTCCTCCAGAGGGTGCATTAACTTATCTATTGGAAGAATTGAGTGAATTCGACCCAGAAATTATTACTATCTTTACATACGAAGATGAGGGCCCTAATTTTGCAGGCACTTATGTATATGACGGAGATGAAATGTATGATGGATGGGAAGATGAGTATGAAGAGATCGTTGATGCTGTAATTGCAGAATACCCTAAAGAGTTGCATGGAAAATATAATTTTGATGATTTGCAATGGGAAGATCATGAATCATCAGATTTTTTTCAAGATGTTATGTGGGAATCATTGAGTGAACGTCAATGGGAAGATGCGGCCAATTTTGTTACAAGTCTAAAGTTGTGGCGCAATGAACATGCGATTGGTGAAATTGCATGAGAATCGATAGTGAAGTAAAACTAGATTACAATGATGTTCTAATTCGTCCTAAGAGAAGTACATTAACTTCTAGAAAAGAAGTTTGTCTAGAACGTAGTTATCGGTTCCGTAATTATCGTCCAGAAGAAATGAGTATGGAAGTTTTGCGCCCAGATAGTAATCCCCATTATAAAGGAATCCCTATTATGGCTGCTAATATGGATAGTGTTGCCACCTTTCAAATGGCAGATAAACTTGCAGAAGGTGGACTTTTTACATGCCTCGTTAAGACATATACTGTCGGTGAACTTGTTACTTACTTTGATAGTGATATTCCAGAAAGAACTGAACATGTTGCGATGTCTATTGGAATTGCACAGGCAGATGAAAATAAATTTCGAATGGTTTATGAACAGGTTGATTCTCTTCTGAAATATGTTTGTATTGATGTCGCAAATGGATACACAGAAAGATTTGTAGAGTTTGTAAAATCTTTCAGACAAAACTATCCAAATATTGTAATTATTGCAGGGAATGTTGTAACTGCAGATCAAACACAGGAGTTAATTCTAAATGGAGCTGATATTGTCAAAGTGGGCATTGGTCCTGGCAGTGTTTGCACCACTCGCCTTCAGACTGGGGTGGGTTATCCTCAACTCTCTGCGGTCATCGAGTGTGCTGACGCAGCTCATGGCCTTGGTGGACACATTATTGCTGACGGCGGTTGCTCTACTCCTGGCGATGTTGCTAAGGCATTCGCTGGAGGAGCCGATTTTGTTATGTTGGGAGGGATGCTTGCCGGACACGATGAAGGTGGTGGTGAAGTGATTACAAAGTTCTATAAAACAAATGAACTAACGTATGAACTTGGTCATCATTTAGATAATCTTACACATAAGATTGAAGAAAAACAGTTTGTGCGGTTCTATGGTATGAGTTCAGTCGCTGCAAATGATAAACATTTTGGTGGACTAAAAGAATATAGAAGTAGTGAAGGTAGAGAAGTACTCGTTCCATATAGAGGTACTGTTGCATCTACTGTTCAAGATATCCTTGGTGGATTGCGTTCAACATGTACTTATGTTGGTGCAGACAAATTAAAAAGACTAAGTAAATGTACAACTTTTATTTTGTGCAATGATACACATAACAGAGTATACGAGGCAAAAAATGTATGAGTACGCAGTAACTGTGCATGACTTGGCAAAAGCGTCAAGTTATGCATATTTAACAAAAAACGAAGCAGACCCAAAGTTCTATAAAATGGGATATCCGCATGTAAGATACTATGATAATTCAGGCGCCCAAGCATATGTAGTTTGGAACGAAGATAATGTCATTGTTGCATTTAGAGGAACCCAACCAGAACAGTTTAATGATGTCAAGGCAGACCTTAAGGCATGGCCGAAAAAATCTCTTCTTGCAGGAAGAGTTCATTTAGGATTTGAAACAGAAGTTTCCAAATTATGGGAATTAGTAAAAAAACAAGTTTTAGATGTGAGGTTTAATCAGACACTTCAAAAAAATAGAAAATTGTTTGTGACTGGACATTCATTGGGTGGTGCTATGGCGACAATCGTTGCCGGAAGGTTGCCGTCAGTAACATGTTTATGTACTTTTGGTTCTCCAAGAGTTGGAAATCGTGAATACTGTAAATCTAATATTGCAAATCATGTTAGATTTGTAAACAACAATGACATAGTACCAAGTGTGCCGCCTTCAATCTTTACTTATAAACATCATGGTGAGTTGCGTTACATTAATTTTTATGGCAATGTTCGTAAATTGACACCATGGCAGAGATTTAAAGATCAGATGAGAGGGCGATGGATCGCACTAAAGAAAAGACAACTCTTTGATGGTGCTTATGACCATAGTATGAAATATTATATGAGATATACGGAAGGATTCAATGAACCCATAGGAGATAAAAATTGAAGGATACTGGAAAATAACAATGTGGGAAATGATAGAGAGGATGGCAACCGATAGGTTGTGGATTTATACAGGTATTGCAGGAAGTCTTTTTGGTGCCGCATTTTTAATGTGGTTTAAAGATACTCGCATGGGACTATGGGGATACGCCAAGTTTGATACTTTTATGGCATATCTTGCAGAGAGATGGGGTATTGTTTGGTTGCAAGAACCACCAGATGCATGGCGAAAAAGATATCCTAAAATGACTGGTAAGATTGATGAGTTAGAAAAAAGAATCGATAAACTAGAAAAGTGAAATATTTTTTATGGATGATGATTTAGACCCAAAAATTAAGCAAAAGTTTGAAAATAGTCAAATGTCCAAGGCAGGAAAAATCGCCATGGAACTTTCTCAAGAGCGCAAACGACTTAAAGAAGAACTTGCCCAACTACAAAGTGAAGTAGACGACCTTACTCCAACAACACCAGTCGGTACATTTGACTGGTATATTAAATGGATGTCTACTATCTTTGCAGTTTTGGGTATTTTTTCATTGAGCTCTGGTTTTGAAATGATAGGACAAATTCTATATGTGATTGCAAGTATAGGATGGGTTGTAGTAGGAATGCAATGGGGTGACAGAGCGATCATGATAGGAAGTTCTATATCTGGCACTTCTGTTGCTTTAAATCTTGTTGAATTAATTACTAGGACATGAATTTTTATGATGGGAAGCAATTTACAACTAGCGATGGACATAATAACAATACTTGCAGTAGTTGGTGTTTCTATAGGAATATTTCTTAGTATTATGTTTGGGTTCATCAAGTTTGGACTGCAGTATTCTTTGTGGATTGTTCTTGCATCTTTGGTAGTATGGTATATATCCTGATGTAAATCTGACAAATGTTACATAAGACAGTATTATACTGTCTTTTTTTTGGCCTAGAATGACTCAAAATCATAAATAGGGTTGAGAGGATTTTTATATGGACTTTTTATCGTTAGTAGCAGACGTTGGATTTCCCATCGCTTCTGCACTTGCAGGCGGCTTTTTTGTTTTCCTAACATTAAAATTCATTCTGGCTGGTGTTTTAGATAATATCAAAACACAGAGAGGATTTGTGCAATCTTTAGATAATAGAGTTAAGACCATGAATAATGAACTCTTGCGAATTGATATACTAATGTGTAGATCATTTAACATTCCATTACTGCCTGCAGACCTCAATAGAATTGCAAGAGCGGATGGACAAACAGATGCGAGGAAAGATTAATGCTTTGGAAAAACTTACTATTAACGAAATTTGCAAATGGATTTAGAATTACGTCTGCAAAAAACCCAGATGATAAATTTTTTGTCATTGATGATGTAAAGATACAGATAGGCGATTTATATCAAGTTGGCCCTAATGGTTATTTTGAAAAAATTGGAAGTGTATCGGAGGATATTGCGTCATGATGTGGTTAGATTATATCATCGATCAGGCTGGAAAGAACTTTAAAATTCGTGGTGAATACGAAGGTGAAGTTATGGGGCTTGAAGCAGATGGAAATAAAAAAAAGAATTACCTTTATAAGCCTGGTGATGTTTTTCGTGTAAATGAAAATGGTTGGTTATGTCACATCTCTGGTGATGAAGGTGTAAATAGAGACTAAAATGGACAGTATTGAATTAGGAACATTAATAGGACAATATGGATTTCCTATCATAGCCGCATTTGGGTTAGGATATTTTATATACTATATATGGTATTGGGTGACAGAAGAGGTAGATCCTGTCATTGAGGAGTCGCATATGACTCTCATTGCATTGATCGACAGGGTTAGAATGCTAGACAATGATTTAATTCGATTAAATACAAAGTTAAATATGATCTTACAACAGAAGGGAGTTGTTATCCCAACTGACGAAGAAGTAGAAAAAATTATAAAAAAACGAAAAGAAAATTCTTAGAGGAAAACTCATGAACAGAATACTGATAGTTGTAAGTTTAATATTGATGAGCAGTAATCTATATGCTTCTGAACTGACATGGGGATTTAAGAATCCGGCCTTTCATTATGGAAATGGTTACTCCACTCATGTTTTGAGTGTTGAACAGTTACAACATAACAGAAAAGAAGACTTGAGAAAATCAGCAGAAGCAGAGGCCGCAAGAATTGAAAGAGAACTTGAAAATACAACTCTCGCCAAATTTTTAAGAAACATCGAATCTAGAATTTATGCAACACTATCTAAACAAATGGTTGATGCAATGTTTGCAGATTGTGGAGATATATGTTCTAATACTGGAACTGCTACTATTGAGGGTTCTACTATAACTTGGATAAAAGACCCGATTGCTGGCACTATAACATTAAGCGTTACTGAAGAAGATGGAAGTATTACTGAAATAACAATTCCAACAGGGGAGTTTGGTTTTTGAGAAAGTTAATACCTGTAATACTCTCTCTTTTAGTGTTATCTGGGTGTGCAACCAACAAGAGTCTTCAAACTTTACGGGATGTTAATATTTCACCAGAATTGCAAGAGAGTCCAATTAAGGAACGTCTTGCGGCCGTGCCACCAATTGATGGCCCAAAAATTACAATCGCTGTTTATCAGTTTTTGGATAAGACTGGACAAAGAAAGTCGGCAACGAATATTGCAAGTTTAAGTTCTGCAGTAACTCAAGGATCAGAAGTTTGGGTTATAAAGGCACTTCAAGATGTGGGTAATGGAACATGGTTTGATGTTGTAGAACGTGTTGGTATGGATAATTTAATAAAAGAAAGACAATTGATTAGACAGACAAGGGATGTTTATGATAAAAGCAAGCCAGGAGGCCCAGAACCATTAAGTCCTATGATTTTTGCAGGACTTATCCTTGAAGGGGGAGTGGTTGGTTATGATTCAAATACGGCGACAGGCGGCGCCGGTGCTAGATACTTGGGTGTTGGCATACAAACAGAATACAGAATAGATACTGTTACTGTTGTTATGCGACTAGTAAGTGTTGGTACAGGTAAGGTGTTAATGAGTATTGCTACGGATAAAACAATTGCAAGTTATAGAAGTGGTGCAGATGTATTTAAATTTTTAGACCTCGGTACAAAACTCGTAGAAACTGAAACCGGCTTTTCATCAAATGAACCCGTTAATTATGCTGTCAGAGCGGCAATTGAACAGGGTGTGATCGAGTTAGTTTATGGTGGAGTAAAAAAACAACTCTGGAAAATGGAACTAAAACAAGAGGAATAATATGTTTAAAAAAATACTAATAATTTTTGCACTTTTGTACGGTATTCCAGCATACGCTAATGAGATCTATATTACACAATCTGGCGATAATCTGGACTTAGATATTGTACAAGATGGACAAGATAATAAAATTGGCGATTCTACTACTGATATGACCTTGACAGGAGATACTATGACTTTTAGTATCACCCAAACTGGTAACTTCAATGAAATTGATGCTATCATTAAGGGTAATACTTATACAGGAACTTGGGTGTTTACTGGAGATACAAATACAGTAGATTTAACTTGTGATACTACTTCGGGTGTTAACTGCGAAACAGTTACATTAGATATTACTACTACTGGTGATAATAATCAATTCCAAATGTATATTGGTGAGAATAATGACGCAGAAAATTTAGTCGCTGATTTCACAGTTACTGGAGATGGTAATGTTATCGATTTGATACAAGACGGAACAAATGCAGATATCACTGTTACAGTTGATTCTTCTTCAAGTCTTGCATCTGGTACACTTACGCATGGAACTACAGGACTTTCTACAAGTGCGCCAGGAAACTACATTGATATAGATCAAACTGGAAACGGAGATATTAACGGACACAGTATCACACTAAACATTACTGGTGGCGGTGGTATGTATAAAATATCACAGTCAGGAATCTATGATAATTTAATTGACGCAACTTTTTCTGGTGATGGTGCAGACGTTAATATAACACAACAAGACTGATGCTTAAGTACATCTTCTTAGTACTCTTAGTGTTATGTTTTCCACACAACCTCTATGGTGCAGCTGGGACTATAACCGACCTGAGTGGAAGTGGAGTGTTAGAAAGAGATACTAATGTTATTACTGGTAATTATGGTGTTAGTGTTGAGTCTATGGATGTCGCAGTCACTGAACGTGGTAAGATGCGAATAGATTTCATTGATGATACTAGAGTAGACTTGACAGAACACACCAGATTATTAATAGATGACTTTGTTTATGACCCTAATAGTGGAACTGGTTCTCTTGGATTGAGGGCGACTTTAGGTACTATTCGTTATGCGAGTGGTAAAATTGCCACAAATAGTAGACAGAGAGTGAATATCAGAACCCCTAGCGCAAAAATTAGTGTGAGGGGTACAGATTTTATTATGGTTGTTGATGAAATTGGTGGTAGTATGATTACACTACTACCAAGTTGTGATATAAGTGGTATGTGTGTTACAGGTGAAATCTTAGTTGAAACTGATACAGGGTTTGTTATAATGACTCAAGCGTTTCAATCTACTATTGTAAAGAGTATGTGGTCGAAACCATTACCACCACTTCTATTAGATATATCTGAAGGCGATATTAATAATTTATTGATGTTAAGAAAAAAGACGCCATACGAAGAAGAAGAAAAAGAAATTATGAGAAAGGCCAGAAAAATGTTTGATTTTCTGGACATAGACTTTCTAGAATTTGATGATTTGGATCAGGATGCATTAACTGAAGATGTAAAAAATATATGGGTAACAGAATTGCATGATTCAGATTATTATTTACAAGAACTATTACATGATATGTTGGATCAGTTAAACTTGTCTCTTGCAGAGATGTTTAGAGATGAGTTAGATACACAGAATGAAGAATTTTTTGCACAAAGGGTGTATGGATATGACGAAGCAACAAGAATTACTATTGAAGATATCAATCCTATGTGGAGAATTCTAAGAGAAGATGCTGGTGTTACTCAAAGATTAGATTTAAAATTGCACCAAGAAAATGGTTATACAATAAACATGGAGCAGGGAGATGAGGCAATATACGATTACCGCCTTGGTGTTGGTAGCAACACTATTGATATCGTCCAAAGTCAGTAGTAATGAAATCTACATTACTCAAAGTGGTGACAATCTTACTTTGGAGATTCAACAACGCAGTGAAAACAATTATATCAATCTAAATTCTACAGGCCCAAATAACGATATTACTATACGTCAAGGTATTCATGATGATAATACATATGATGGTGATGAAACGGGCGGCCATGAGGCATATTGGACTGTAACAGGTGATGGAAATACAGTTGGAAGTTATCAAACAGATACCAATAGAGGTGGTGGAGGCGGCGCAGCACACCACTTAGCAAATATAGTAAATGGCGATAGTAATACAGTAGAACATATACAAATGGGTAAGGCTGGACATGATGGTTTTGTAGAGATACAGGGCGACAGTAACACAGTAGACCTGTATCAAAGAGGGAATGACGGACAGAAATGGGCAGATATTGTACTTACAGGTGATGGACATACAGTCGATGTAAACCAAAGAGGTAGTCATAGTGCAACAGCTGCAATAGATTTAACTAATTCTGGTGGTGCATATACATTAAACTTGAGTCAAAATGTAAATTCATCTACTGGATCTTATAGTATTACAGGATATTGTACAAATTCGGCAGGATGCTCGGTAACTGTAGACGGAAACAATTGAGGTAAAAATGAGAAAGTTTTTGTTATCCCCAATATGGAGTATTATCATACTTCTTTTGTGTACTTATGGGTACTATACCAATCCAAATTTATTAGAAAGTTTAAGACTTAGATATTTCGATAGTCTTATAGTAAATCAACCAACCCAAGAAAACAATATCTATGCGGTTAATATTGATGATGCAACTATCAATCAATATGGACAATGGCCGTTTCCACGAAACATATACGCAGATATAATTAAAGATTTGTACGATAGAGGTGCAGGATTAGTTGTATTTAATGTACTTATGAGTGAAAGTGATAGATTTGAAAAGGATGAAGTTCTATCAAGAGTAATGATGGAATATCCAGTCATTCTGAGTATTATAGGATCAGAGGAGAATAAAAATGAACCGATTAACCCTGGCGCTGGAATTATTAATCCTGAGTTTATGCATCTCATTCCAAGTGTATCTGGCATCACATCTAATATTAAATTACTTGAAACTTATGCACTTGGTTCAGGGATAACCGATACTTATCCAGAAATTGATGGTGTTACAAGAAGGGCCCCATTAGTTTTTGAATCTGGTGGTGACTTATACCCTAGTTTGACAATGGAAGTATTGAGAGTACTTGCTGGTGACAAATCATTCCAAATTAAGTTATCACCATTGGGGGTAGATAAACTTAGAATACCACAATATGGGCCCATTCAGACAAATGAATTGGGAGAAGTTTGGATTGATTGGTCGCAGAAATATAGAAGTGCAAGTATTATGGATTTACCAGATAGTTTTGACGGTGCAGTTGTATTTGTTGGAGTTAGTGCATCTGGAGTCACACAACCAATTTCTACCGCAAAAGGTGGAGTATGGCCACACGAAATACAGGCGGCGATGTTAGGAACCGTATTCAACGAATCTAATATAATAAGACATCCAGACGCAAAGGTGTGGGGAGAAATTACTGCATTAGTGGTTGCAGGACTTCTTATTATATTATTATCAAAGTGGACATATCTAGGATTGGGATTTTATGTTGTATCAATAGTAGGATTTGTTGGTGGATCAATATATGCATTTAGAACAGAGAATCTACTCATTGATGGTGCAACCATTTCTGCAATATTACTATTGGTTGGACTTAGTAGATATGTTGTAAAATTTTTAGATGAGTTCTTACAGAAACAGGCTATTAAGAAACAGTTTGAGGGATATGCTTCGCCAGCAGTGGTTAAAATATTACAAGAAAATCCAGACCTTGTAAAGAAAGGTACTAAAAGAGATATCAGTATCTGTTTTTCTGATTTGAGAGGATTCACTCCGTTAGGAGAATCTTTTGGTGATGATGTGCAGGGACTGACTGAGATAATGAACGGATATATGGATGCTATTACAGAACCAGTACTAAAAAATAACGGAATGATAATTAAGTATATTGGTGATGCATCTATGCATATTCACAACGCACCAATTGATGACGAATCACATGCACATACATCTGTAAGAACAGGATTGGAGATGTTAAAGGCGGTTGAGAAGTTTAACGATAGACTTGTTGCCGATGGAAGACCACCAGTTGGTATGGGTGCTGGTATTAATACTGGTGTTGGTTATATTGGAGAGATGGGTTCGTCTAAAAGATATAGTTATGATGTCCTTGGAGATTCGGTGTCTACTACGGCACGTTTAGAAGGACAATGTAAGGCATATGGTGTATTATTGATTATCGGCCCAGAAACATATAGAAGAACTAAAGGTGATTTCTTTTATTTAAAACTAGACGACCTTGCGGTAAAGGGAAAAAGTATCGGGTTGCCAATATACACGGTATTAGATGAGGAAAAGGCCGATTGGTCAAAGTATAAATTAGTACATAGAAATATGTTAAAGTTTTATAGAAAGAAACAGTTCGACAAGGCCATAGAACTGTGTGAGTTACTGAAAGGACACTTTGATGGTAAAATGGATGGATATTACGATATGTGGATGGAACGTTGTGATTACATGTCAACGCAAGATCTCCCAGAAAATTGGGATGGAATATTTAGAGCAACAACAAAATGAACCAGCATATAGACTCCAAGAAAGAACGGGAGATATTAAACGTAGAGCTGCGGAACTTAGAAAAGGACTCGCTGAGACAGACTATATTCATTCCTTACGGCGGGAACAAGTTGTCGAAGTGGAAAAGAGGGACAAAAAAGAGAACACCAGTAGTGAAATGGACAAATTAAAGGCCAAGTTAAAATCGAATTCACATAAAAATAAACATAAATAAATCTATATACTGAAAAATTGGGGAAACAAAAAAATGATAATTAAATGCCTACAGTCTTATCGATAACCAATAACGCCAAAACACACCTACTGAATATTTTAAATAAAAACAACGAAACTTACATAATGTTTGGATTGCAAGGTGGTGGGTGTGCTGGTTTTGAGTACTTTTGGAAACTTGGAAGTGAAGAACCTATAAAAGACTCCGATGAAATTATAGAATTATCAGATGGTAAAGTATTTGTAGTAGATAGTCATAGTTTAATCTATGTATTAGGTAGTACCATTGACTATCAAGAAAGTCTCGCTGGTAGTATGTTAATAGTAGACAATCCACAAGCAAAGAGTTCTTGTGGGTGTGGTGTTAGTGTAAATATTTAACATTTTTTTAAAAAAATTATAAGTCCTTGTTTTTCAAGGACTTTTTTTTGATCTTTTTTTTACAAAAGGCTTGACATTTGGTTCGAAAACCCTTATATTATACATGTAAAGTTAATAAAGGAATGATGATGTACAAAGTGATATACAAAATCTACGGAAAGTATTCCCATGTCTATTCATTCGAATCATATGAACAGGCAAAAAAGTTCTTTCACGAGATTCGCAAATCCCCCAAAGTAACATACGCAGAATTGGATGTAGCATAATGAATGTGATGTTCCAAGAGTTGGAAATTGGTGCCCCTATCATTACTGATTATGGGTACTGGACAGTGAATGGTGAAGTGACATCTCTTCATACTGATGAGAGTGGTGACGAATTAGTTACCGTCATGTATGAAGATGGTGCAGTTAAAGTTTATCGTAAAGAGGAAATACAATAATGCAAGTTGCAGTTATTCACACAGCGTTTGAAGATTCACCACGCACTGTTGCGTTTGTGGAAGTTGGTGAACGAATCGGTACAGAAGCTCTAGAGTATGCGTATCGTTGGACTAATAATGTAATGGGTTCTTGGAGTGTCAAAGAACAATATCTTGGAGATGAAGTAAATGGCGATTACAATGATGATGTTACTGTCATGGCTCCTCTACATACAGACGAGTATGGAAAACAGTGGGGTTTGCGTTCAACCAGTGTTGGTGACCAAATGTTAATGGGTACTACGAAGTATCGTGTCGCTGGTATTGGATTTGAGGAAAATTAACTGTGGAAATTGTAGAAACAATTTTTTCCATTTTCGTACTGATTGTCATGGGGTTCTTTGCATACATGAGTGATCATCTTGTTGAAGAGAAAAAAAGAGGGAAAACAATCCCTCTTCCATGGGAAAAAGATTTTCGAAAAAAAGATCAAAAAAAATCATAAGTCATTGATTTTAAACGATTCTTTTTTGAAGAAAAGGCTTGACATTTGGTTCGAAAACCCTTATATTATACATGTAAGGTTAATAAAAAAGGATTCGTTATGACAGTCACTCCAGAACTCAAAGCTTTCATGGATGCAGTTTGGACTGCTACTTCAATCTCAGGTAACACGGTTGTTGACCGCCGTGTCGAATATGGTTCACTACCCGATATTCAATTTACTGTTGAACTCCCTAATGGGGAGGTCGATTTCGTATCTGCTTTCGACATGTTCGAAAATAATGTGGAGTTTGTATAATGTTACGTCAATTACCTTTTGAACGTCAAATGCAGTATTGGGATGGTGTCAAGGAGGCAAATCAATTCACCGCTCGGTGGAGTATCTACGACCATATTAACAGTTGTAATGAAAAAATGCCTCTCCGAGCAAAAAAGGTTCGTTATGTTCTTTATGACGGAATGAGTGCGAAAATTGAAGGAAATACTTGGTTGGATTTATATCGTGCTGCTAATGAGGTAGTCGAAAACTCTGGTGATAATAATCATATCTTTATCGAAAACTTTGATGTGACTGAGGATGGAAACTTAGAACTTTGGTGTGGGAGCTAATTATGACTGTTGGAATGTTTGAAGAATTGGATGTATTAGAGAATGCAATAATTGCATTCAAAGAAGGTGCAAGTGACGAAAAGCGGATGGCACTTACTTCTTTGGAAAACCTTTTCAGCCAAAAGTTGGTAGAGGTAGAAGCATATGATGCTTGGGTTGAAGAACAATCCCTTATCTATCTAGATGGTATTGGAGAAGGAATGGCTCGATGAGTTGGAATCATAAGTCCATGGTCGAGATGGTATCAGACGATATCCTTGAATGGGCATTGAAAAAATATGCTCACTTGTTTCCCCAGAATATGTGCCTGAGCCCTTCTGCAATCCCTGAGAGGGTCTGGTTGGGGTATATTGAAGAATATTGGGACGAATATTTTGCACAATATGATGAAAAAGAGCTTGACAACTTCGCTCCAATTCGATATGATGATAATGAAGACCCGATTGATTACTAGGAGATATCTATGACAGAACTTCAACAATACATCGAAACTCAAAACGCCAAGTGGGTCGCAGAGTGCGAAGCTAATGGTTCGACTTTTTATACCACAACTGTTTCTGATCCAGATCATTGGGCGGAGTATGGTATCTATACTATAGAGCAGTATCAGAAGTATCAATTCGCAGTTGATATTGCGGAGTGTGCAAAAACTGCATATGGTCGTAAATATTGGGTAGACTATGAAAATATGTCTATGAAAGAGTTGGAAGAAATGGCTGACAGTTATGGTAATGCAGCCGCCGACCAAATTCGTTATGAAGAGCGTATGGAAGAAGAGGCTGTTGAGAATTTCAAGTCGTTAGTTCAAAAGACTATCGATTTGGGTGCGGCCGATGAAGAAACTGCCTTGCGTTGGTTGACTCAAGACGAAGAGTTTTATAACTTTCAGTGTGTGGAGTCATGGGTTTGGGACAAAGGTATTATGTTTACGGATTATGGTCGTGAACTGGTAAAACGTCTTCTTGATGTGGTTTCCTATAAAGAGTATGAAGCTGCATAAATAGTAGCTGGGAATCCCCCAACAGAGAGGTATCAAGATGTTCAAAAGAGCAGTACTAGCATTACCCCTGCTCTTTATGACAGTGGGTTTTGCAAACGGACAAGAAGTCCAACCAAAACCAAGACCAGCACCAACACCACTAGCAACCATGCATAGTTGTGATACCGAATCATCTTACCTATTTGAGTTGGTTCAAAACCAATACGGAGAACTTCCATTAGGTAGTTCAATATCAACTTTAAGATTGTTAAATGGACAGTGGATCAAAGTTGAGACTTTTTGGTTAATGAATCCAGAGAAAGGTTCATACAGTATTATAGCAGTATTTCCAAATGGATATGGTTGTCTTATATTAAATGGTGATAATTTTATACCATATAAAAACAAAAATGACGGAGAACCTAGTTAATGGTTGATAATATTGGTCGTGAATCTTATTGGGACTATATGGGCAGACGCCTTAGAGAAGAACAGGCGAAAGAAAATGAACTGATGTCAGTACAATTAGAGGAAGACACAGATGGAAACCTTGTACTACCCCTACCTATTGAATTACTAAATCAGATGGGTTGGGATATTGGTGATGATTTAATATGGGAAGAGGCACATAATGACACTTACACAATTCGGAAGAAAACTTAAAAACACTGCAACAATTGCATTAAATGGACTTATAGTTGTTAGTATGCTCTCAGTAGCTTCTGCTGCAACACACATGGAAGATAAAAACCCCATGACTGTTGATGATATTGCTTCTATAGAATGTCTTGCACTGAATGTATATTGGGAAACTAGGGCAGTTTCACTCGCTGATGCTATGGCTGTTAGTGATGTTGTAATGAATAGGGTAAACCATAAACATTTTCCAGATACAATTTGTGATGTGATATATCAAGGGCACAAGAAACCATCTTGGAAAGATCCAAATAAATTAGTAATGGCTCGTCACAAATGTCAGTTTTCTTGGTATTGTGATGGAAAATCGGATGTTCCAAAAGATATTACTTCATGGGATCGTTCTAGAAAATTTGCAAGAGATTATTATCTTGGTTCGTACCGTGGATTGACAGAGGGTGCCACACACTATCATGCAACATACGTTAAACCATATTGGACAACAAAAAAGGATCGTATAGGCCGAATTGGTTCGCACATATTTTATCGTGCAAAATGGTAATAAATATGAATGAGGAGACCAATATGGAACTTAGAGTCGATAACATACCAAAAAAATATCATGGTATTATGGACGAATTGTGGAGTTGTACATCGAATGCCGAATTGTCAATATATTTGACTTCATGTTCGCCGAAAAAAAGACAAATTGCAGAAACTCTGATGGAGTTAGTTAGGATAGAAATATTAGATAACCACTTTGAAAAAAATAGAGATCGATTACTAGATCCCAATGAATTTAATGATATGATGAATCGGATTGCGACTAAGAATACGAATTAAAGACAAAGGGATGTAAATTTCTACATCCCCTTTTTTATGCACAGTGTGCAGTTTATACAGGGAGAATAAAATGAAAACACGAAAAATATCTACCTATTACGCTGATAATCAAAAAGGATATGCAGAGGTGCATGTCGATTTTGTACAAAATATCAATCTTATCAAATATTTTGACAATGAAGGATTGTTATTTTTCACAGAAGATTTTCCGCAAAACTCTATAAACTATGTAGAGGATGCTGCAGAAAATTGGGCACTTGGAATTAAAAAACTTGGAGAAGAATTGAATGTATAAACTAAAAGATAGAGCTGGTGTTGCACAAAGGGCTAAAAAACATGGCCTGCATAATACTAAACGTAGAAAACATCGGCTTGCGTTGAAAGTTGCAGAAAATAATCAAAAATTGCAAGAAAAACGTATTAGAAGAATGATTGCTCATGCAATGAGAACTCAGGGGTTGTCGGGGCAAGTTGCCCCACAATCATCCGCTAAAATTAATATGGTTGATGCAGAGGGTACTGAAACACAAATTGAAAAGGAAGTATTTGTCAATCCAGAAAACCTTGACGAAACTGTAGTGGAAGATGCAGAAGTTGTAGTTGATGAGGATACAACTGTAGTCGATGAAGATACACAAGAACCAGAAAAGTATCCAGAAAACAGTATGTGATGAAACAACAATCTGTAAAGGATCTGTTAAACATATACGAAGGGTTTCAGTTCTTAGAAAATACTCCAGTTTTTGTTGGTAAACTTCCAACTGCGATACACCAAGAATTACTGGAGTGGACTGAACATTGTAGAAAGTTTAAAGATCATGAGTTAAGTATATTACTAGAACATATTAATGCTGGACTAAACAGTTATCAAATTAGTGTTCCTAAACATTTACAGGAGTCTTCTTTCACACAGGCGTATTTGATTGCACTTGGAAAGTTGTATATTGCAAAAACATATCCACCATTGCGAAAAAAGAGTATGGAAGAAAGGTTAGAAATTTTACGTCATAGAGTTTCTTTATATGGAAATCAAGATCACTATGATTGGGGTGTTTGGATTAATTATGCAAATACTGGTGATGTAAATCCAATGCATACTCATGTTGGCCAACTATCTGGTGTTCTATATGTAAAAAATACTGAATCTTCGCCGACAAATTTCAATAATGAGGTTCAGTATACTGGTAAAGAAGGTTATGTTGCAATCTTCCCCGCCGATTATGAACATGGGGTTGCAGAACATATTGGTGATGAAAGAATAACAATGTCATTTAATTTAAGGGCCATGTTACAATAATGTTAACAGCAACTCAAATAGAGAATATGGTAGAACTGTTATCCACCCTAGATAATCGAACAAAGATATATCTAGGGTGCGACAGTGTTCGTTTTCTCACTAAAAAAGGAAAGAAAAAGGCCAGATACGCTGCAGTGTGTATTGTCCATATGAATGGAAACAGTGGTTGTCGGATATTTTCTAATATATCATATGAAGATGATTATGATTTAAAGAAAAACAGACCTAAAATGAGAATGTTAAATGAAGTAAGAAAGGTATGTGAATTATATACACAAGTGATACCTTTTATTGATGAGTTTGATGTTGAAATACATTTGGACATTAACACAAATCCGCAACACGGTTCTAATTGTGCAGCATCAGAGGCAGCTGGTTATGTTCTTGGTATGACTGGTATTGAACCAAAATTAAAACCAAATAGTTGGGCCGCATCTTTTGGTGCAGATGGTGTAGTAAATGGTAAGAGTAGAACAGACACACCAGAATGGGCATACGAAAGAATTTTATAAAAACATATTGACATTACATAATATTTAGTGTATTATAGACGTAGTACTTGAATTGGAGAATTGAGTGTTCGGTAGGAAAAGAATTATCTATGACAGAGATGGTAGTACACCATATATGCATCGCTGGCATTTATTGTTTAGAGATAAGGTAGATAATTTTTCAAAGGGACGGGCAGTTCCCTTTAACGCCTACCTACACAAAATAGTTTTATCCGATGAACCAGTTTTTCATGACCATCCATGGGATTATTTTACTATTATTCTAAAAGGTGGTTATTGGGAACACACTCCAGAAGGTAAGTTTTGGAGAGGGCCTGGACACATGAGATTTTCAAAGGCAGAAAGTCTGCACTATTTGGAAGTTCCTCAAGGTGGTTCAGTATGGACACTGTTCTTTCGATTTGGTAAGAAAAAAGAATGGGGATTTATCAAAGATGGTGAATGGGTTCACTATCAAACTTACCTAAAAGAGAGAATGCAAACCCAATCTAGATTAAATACTTAAAGGAAACTAAAATGAGTTATGAAAAAAATCAAATTATCACTGTAGTGACGCCTGTTGGTGAGTTTATTGGACGATTAGTCGAAGATGATTCCACTGGTATTACTATTAGTAACCCCAGAATGATTGTGTTTGGTGAAAATCAAAATATGGGGTTCGCACATGGTATTGCTGCAACTGGTAATCCAGACCCTAAAGAAATGAAGATCCGACATGCGGTATTCATTACAGAGGCGAATGATGATGTCCAAAAGGCATGGACAGAACAGACTAGTGGATTAATTGTATAGTGTCTTATGAGGAGGCAGAATTAGAATATAAAAAATTTCTATTGATGTTTCCTCATCATCCAAGTCCTATACACTATCCAAAAAGTTTTGCATATTATGTAAAACTATACAAATTTCTAAAAGGCAATCAAAATGTCAAATGAAAATAGATATGTTGTTATGATTAATCCTTCTGATAGAGAGGATACTTGGATGTATATAACCGAAGATACTGGCAGATGTGACTTTAACATGGTGCCTGTAGTATTTGACTCGTATGATGATGCTGAATCATATGTTGTCAATCTTGGACTTGCTGGTGGAACAGTAAAGTCTAAAATAATTCAGTATATTAATGAATAAACTTCTTGACAAAGAGTGTTTTTTTGTGTTATACTGTCTATAACAGTTAATCACTAACTGTATTTCTTAAACTAAAACATGGAGAATGTAAAACATGGCTAATGCAAATGTTGTGACAAAACAAGATCGAGTCCTTGAGGCTCTTCGTAATAATGATAAGGGCTTGACTGCTGCTCAGATTGAAAACCAATTCAAGGTTGGAAACGCTCGAGCAACAGTATCTAGTCTTCGTATGAAGGGTTTTGCAATTTTTGCAAACCAGCACACTGATACTAAGGGACGCTCTAAGACTTTCTACCGTCTTGGTACTCCACCTCGTTCAGTTGTTGCTGCTGGTTATAGGGCATTGGCTGCACAAGCGGTATAACAATAAAAACTAGGGGGGTGCAATGCCCCCCACACTTTGAGTCGATAAACTTGGTAACGACCTAAAAAAACATCCAAGTATTTGGACAGTCTATCGAAGATCGAAGACGCTTATTAAAAAGGAGAATGCGATGTCAAAGCTACAATTCGCAAAAAAAACTAGATTTTTTCTGGAAACTATTACTGTTGGTGATTTATTCAAACTTGCAACACCAATAAAAGATGAAAATGGGAACAACACCCCATATGCAGTATTATCAACTGCGGCAGGATTACTTCAACGAAAACTACAAAAAGATGCATGGGACAACCACCGTAGGCAGTCCTATCTCAATACTGTAATTCAAGGATTGGAATTCTTGGATAAAATTATCGTTGTGCCTGCGAACCTTCTATTGCAAGGTTTACTTAATGAACACGACCGCACTATTGAAAAAGAACGAAAAACAGCACTTGCACAGGAGATTGAAGAAATTCGAAAAGATGTTGCCGCTGGTGTTGAAAACTATATCATTGACGGACAAAACCGAATTTTAAATGCTATTGCTCCGTTTATCAACAACGAATTTCCTCTTGGGGCTACAGATATTCCAGTTGTAGATGAGAATGGAAAAGTTGTAGAGTATGCACAAGGAAAACATTTCAAAGAGTTGCACGAATCTCTTCAACACGCATTTTTGAACATCGAATTGTTGTACATGGTTGCAGAAGAGGGAGATATTCAAGAACTCGTAAACGCATTGATTGCGAAAAATGAAGGATATCCATGGACAGAATGGCAGAAAATGATTACACGTTTCTGGTTCTCAACTTATCGCCGCCAATTGTCATCAATTATTCATGACAAAATTGCAATTACTGCACTGCAAAGTGTTTCTGGGAAAACATATAGTGAAGACCTTGCAGGAAACGAATTGTTTTTGTCAGAAGTATTTTACTGGATTGCGAAAGGCACACAACCATCTTCTTCAAAAATCGGTGCTCATGAACTCATGTTTGCTGGTACAGAGACTGTTACAAAAACTCAAGTAGAACAAGTAAGGGGTTATCTTCGTGAATTTGCAAAAGGAATGAAAACCATGTCTTCTGCAAAAACGTATAACAATGTAATGGTACGAAACTATATCTATTTCCGATATCAACTGGACAATCGAGTGTATACGGATATTGCGACTCCTTCATGGAAAATAAAAGATGTAGAAGCTTTTGTAAAAGAGTATGATGCAGCACAAAAATCAATGAGAGATGACCCGGCTGGACGTATCACTCATGGCACTAATGGAGTAAAATTGCCAACACCTACAAAAGTACCGAATGGTTTCTTCTGGGCATGTTCCGAATCCAAAGATGAGTTTATTCGTTGTCGAGTAGAATTGCTCTGCAAAAAATTCATCGAAAATGAGGAACATTTGAAAAATGACAACATCGTTATCGATGCAGCTCTTTCAGTACCAATGTCACAGAAAGAAGTCGTATGGGAAGCAAACGACCGAAAAGACTCAAAAGGAAATCGGGTATCTATTCGTGATTTGAATCGATTCGATAGAGGACACATAGTCTCTAAACATAATGGGGGATCTAACTCTACTGAGAATCTTGTTCTTCAAGACTCTGGGGAGAATAGATCAATGGGTTCTGTCAATCTGACCTGACCGCCTGTGACCGCCCTGCTGATTACGCCCGTAAATTTTTTCACATTTCTCTGAGAAAGTGCTTGACATTGTGAAGTACTTTCTCTATAATGATAGAGTAATATGCAAGAAGGGTAGAAAAATGCAAGGAATGATTTCTGAACTCCAAGGTTATATCGCTGCGTGTGAAAGTAACATTCAGACATACAAAGAAATGGGTGATGATCGTGCGGTAGACGCTGCACAAGGAATGATTGAGAAGTTCGAAATTTACCTTCAACAACTAAAGAGTGCAATGACACATGAGTAAAATTTTTGATTTAGAACAAGAGATAATGAATTGTTGGAATGTATGTGATGATATCGATGTCGTTACATCCAACTTCGTAGATAGTCCTACTTGGGAAGGACTGGATCCCAAAGTATGTGACGCATTGATGAATCGTTACTTTGGTATCAAAGAACTGTATGATGTGAAGTTTTCGAAATTATGGGACACCTTCGAAGCAGTCTGCACAGAGTATCATGAGATGCGGAAACGTGCAGAGACTTCTGAGATTGATTGGGATCGTGCCCCTAGTAAACTCAATTCAGTTTCTGATGGAAGTTTGCCGTATGGATATCCTTCTTTTCAAGTTGATGCTGCAGACTTTCCAGAAGATGAACAAATAAAGTAAGAAGTAGATGCAAGTCGTAGATGTTTTTGGTGAATCGATAGAGATTGCATGTAGGAAATGTAGTGAATGTCGAGAAAGTAAACCTCTCAATGAATTTGCTATGGATACGACATATGTTCGTAGCAAGTGCAAAGAGTGTAGAAAGAAATCAGAAGATCAATTAAAGATCTTGAAGAAGTTTCATCCAAAACCAGATATAAGAACATATCGTTGTCCTGCCTGTCATGATAGTGTAGACGATATGAGAGAAAAGGGTTATGTGAAGTGGAGACAAGATTTCGTCTTGCATCATTGTCATAAGACAGGAAAGTTTATTGCTTGGGTTTGTCATATATGCAATACTGGTGCAAGTAATTTCAGAGATGACCCTAATATCATGAGAAATGCTGCTGCATTATATTCGACAAAGAGAGAACTAAAGGAGTTCTAATGGACATTAAACATGCAAATGTATTTAACATTGACAAAGTAGAATCACATTACACAGAAAAAGACGGTGTTCCTGTTAAGTATGTGTGTACTACTGATTTAACCGCAAGTGATGTGCCAGTTGATGTTTACTATAGAGATACACCACATCCAGAGTTTGGTAATCGTTACTTTGGTTTGTACCACGACAACATTAGAGATTCTATGATGATTACTAATGCTGATATTGTAGAAGACTTTGAGTTTGGTATGATCAAAGACTCAGACAACAATTGGTACTATTCGTCTTCTCATCACGATTGTATTTTCAATGATGGTAAAATGATTGATGGTGGTAGACAATACATTCGCTCTACTGGACTTGACGGTGTATTTAAAATTGTAGATGGTAAATTTATAGAGGTATCGAATGAGTAAAGGAAGTAAACAACGTCCACGCAC